CTCAGGATTATCTCAGATGACCTTAATCAGCCTGAACTGGCGGTGACTGGCCGTGATCAGCCGAGATTGGAGACGGTGTGGCCTGATGCGGCTGGGTCGTTTGGGGCTGAGGTGGGGGGCTGGGCTTTACAGCATTTGGGCATTGAGTTGATGCCGTGGCAACAGCGTGTGCTTGACGGTCAGTTGTTGTTTGACGGCGACGGGGATTTTTTGCATCGTATGTCTATGGTTTCTACGGCGCGTCAGAACGGTAAAACGGTTGCGTTGACGGCGCTTGTTGGTTGGTGGCTGACCGAGATGCCTAAGCACCGGGGGCAACCGCAAACCGTGTTAAGTACCGCGCACCGTCTTGACTTGGCAGTCATGTTGTACGACAAACTTGCCGACATTCTTGAGTTGCGGTTTGGTGCAAAACTTATGCGGTCGTATGGCCGTAATCAGGTCACTATGCCCGACGGGTCAAAGTGGTTTATCCGTGCAGCCAACTCGAGCGTCGGTCACGGCATGTCTTGCGACCTGATCGTTGCTGACGAAATTTGGGATATTGGGTCAACGGTTATTGACGGCGGTTTGCTACCAGCGCAACGCGCCCGCCGATCACCATTGTTGAGCGCGTGGTCAACGGCTGGCACAGAGGCAAGTACGGCGATGCAGCGTTGGCGTGAACAGGGGTTGCGATCTATTGACCGTGCCGAGCCGTCATCGCTTTATTTTGCTGAGTGGTCGCCGCCGCCTGACATATCGCCTATGGATAGTCGCGCGTGGGGTTGGGCAAATCCAGCACTCGGCAAAACGCTAACGTTAAAAACGATTGAGGCTGAAAGTGAAAACCCTGATCGTGCGTCGTTTTTGCGCGCGTCATGCAACCTTTGGGTCGCGTCAGATAAATCGTGGATTGCACCGGGTTTGTGGCCTGAACTTGAGTACACCGACCCGATGCCTGACGGCGGCACAATCGCCATAGAAACCAGCCTCACCGACGACCGCTACTTTGCCACTCGAGCCGTTGTGTTAGACGATCGGCGCACCGTCGTCACCGTCGAGTTTGTTTGCGACACGTACGACGAAATGTTGCGACACGTTGAGCGTCTAGCAAAAAACACGGCAATTAAATTTGCTATCAGTCCGTCAATCGATATCCATTGGCCGTTAGCGCTTGAACGGCGCAGGGCAGTTGTCGGCTATGGCGAGATACTTAAATTTACGCCGCGCATAAAGTCAATGATCAACGAGAAACTACTTTGGCACACGGGCGAAAATATGTTGGCCGAACACGTGCAACGAGCCGTCGCGGTCAGGTCACAAAACAGCATTGCGCTATCGAGCCAGCGATCACCCGGCCCGATTGAGTTGGCTCGGTGTTTGGTTTGGTCAGCGGCGCTTGCGTCACGCCCGACCGCAACAGGCAAACCGATGATCGTTGTCGCTGGTGGCTAGTATTTTGCTGGGCGGCCGTTGAGTTCTTACTTTCTCGGTTGACGCTTAGCGGTCGCCTATCAACACCCGTCAAATAAATTGGTGGCATACTTACAGCATGGCGATATTCTCACGGTCAGTAAACAAGGCGGCGATATCGCCTGAGCCAACAAAAGCGGCAGCCGCAGGCGGGTACTACACAAACAGCGTCAACAACGGCGGCGCACAAATGATCGGCCAGTATTACTCGTACATTGAGGGCGATGCGCGCAACCGTGCAATGAGCGTACCAACCGTCAGTCGAGCGCGCGATCTAATGGCATCGGTGCTTGGTTGTATGCAACTAAAAATGTACAACGAAATTTGGAACGGCGACGAAATGGAAAAAGTGCCACTAGCGCCGCGCACTTGGTTACGACGCATAGACCCAACATTGCCAAACAGTTTTATTATGTCGTGGACATTTGACGATCTATTTTTCTTTGGTCGCGCATTTTGGTATATCACGTCACGCACCGCCGACGGATATCCAGCGTCGTTCACTCGATTACCTGCCGCAATGGTACAAACGCTTGATCAGTCAGGCCCAGTTTGGTTTGCACCGTCAAAAGAAATTGTTTTTCAAGGCGGCAGCCTAGACCCAAATGATGTCGTGCAATTTTTGTCACCGATACAAGGCATCGTTTATATGAGCGAAAAAGCGATTGCGACAGCGTTACAACTCGAGGCCGCACGGTTTCGCAATTCATCGTCGGCTATTCCGGCAGGCATTTTACGTCAGACAGGTGGCGAGCCGTTAAGCGCACAAGAGTTAGCCGATCTTGCGGCAGCGTTCAATGCGGCTCGAGCAACAAACCAAACCGCAGCGCTAAACGAATTTGTTACCTACACAGAAACACTAACTAGCCCTGACAAAATGTTGCTGATTGACAGCGCAGAGTTTCAGGCAATGGAAATGGCGCGACTATGCAACATACCGCCATACCTTGCAGGCGTATCGGTTGGCTCGTACTCGTACCAGTCGAGCGCTGAAGCGCGCATGGACTTGTGGACATTTGGTGTACGTGCTTACGCCGATTGCATCGCTGGCACACTCAGCCAAAACAACGTACTTCCTAACGGGACGTTCTGCGAATTTGATGTCGAGGATTACCTAAAGGGCGAATACTCAATGAGTGACTACCGTGAGGACAATTCCGAAACCCCGATACCAAATGGAGTATTATAAAATTTATGATCAGATTAACCCCTTCACAGATCACGGTTGACGCAGCGGCGGCAGAGGGCTTGCCGTCGCGCTCAATCTCAGGCGTAGCAGTCACATACGACGAAACAGCCGTTGTAAACGACGGTACAAAGGTACGGTTTTTGCAAGGGTCGTTGCCAGTCACGGGGCGCGACCCGAAACTTTTTGGACAACATGACAGCAACCAAATTATTGGCAAAGTTGTGGAGCGTCTCGACACGCCGCAAGGCATGATGTTTACTGCCAAGATTAGCCAAACACGGTTGGGCGATGAGTATTTGACGCTGGCAAATGACGGCGTTATTGACGCAGTATCGGTTGGCGTTACCCCAACAAAATTTAGTTACGACGAGGCAGGCGTAATGATCGTCGAGGCCGCCAACTGGTCAGAACTATCGCTAGTTAGCGAAGGCGCGTTTAGTGGCGCAGTCATCACCGAGGTCGCAGCCAGCGCACCCGACGAGACTATCCACGAAACCGAGCCACAAGTAGAGTTACAATCAGAACAAGACACAGAACAGGAAACAATCATGAGCGACAAAATTGAAACACAAGTAGTTGAAGCAGCACAAGCAACAGTTGACAAATTGTGGGCGCAACCAAAACAAGAATTTAAGATGCCAAGCGCAGGCGAATATCTTGCCGCTATGCACATCGGCGGCGACACGTTCGCAAAAGTAAATAACGCGTTCCAATCTGCTAACCGCAAAAACCAAACAGCGTTGCAGGCAGCTGCAGGCGATATTTTGACAACCGATACACCGGGTTTGTTGCCAGTTCCAGTTCTTGGCCCACTATTCCAAGACCTCAACTTTGTGCGACCAGTCGTATCAGCGTTGGGCGCTCGAGCAATGCCGAACACACCAAGCAAAACATTTATTCGCCCAACGATCACAACGCACACTTCGGCAGCAACACAAACCGAAGGTGCGGCAGCATCAGCAACAACAATGGTGATCGCAAGCAACACAGTCACAAAAACAACCGTTGCAGGTCAAGTCACTTTGTCGGTACAAGACATGGACTTCACAGACCCAGCATCAATGAACTTGATCTTGAACGACCTTGCAGGCGAATACCTGATCGCAACTGACAACATTGCAGCCGACAACATGGTTGCAGGCAAAACTGCGTCAGGTTCGACATGGACAGTTACAGCAGGCGACCCAACATCGTTGGTGAACTCGTTGTTTGACGCTGCACGAGAAATTGCAGAGGACAGCAACTACTTCCCAACTCACTTGTTTGTTTCACCTGATGTTTGGGAAAAACTTGGGTCACAGTTGGACAACAGCAAGCGCCCATTATTCCCAGCAGTAAACGGCCAAAACATCGTGCAACAAAACGGTTTGGGTACAGCATCAGGCAACCTGACCTACAACTCAATGAACCCACTCGGTTTGCAACTCGTAGTTGACAACAACTTTGCTGCAAGCACCATGCTCGTTGTTTACGCACCGGGTTTCGAAGTGTACGAACAACAGAAAGGCATCATGTCGGTAGAAGTACCGTCAACATTGTCGCGCACGTTCTCGTACTACGGGTACTTCGCAACCTTCGTTGCCAAGTCGTCGTTTATCCAGTCAATCGCGATCGCCTAATCGCATAGCGGCCTAACCGCTATGGCAACATATCTAACAGCGTCAAAACAGTTACTAAATAACTACGCCTGCATATCTACGCTCGAGCCAACCGACATACAGGTTGGCGACAGCATTACTGTCGGCAGTTTAAGCGCACCGTTTGACGGCACGTTCACGGTACTGAACTGCCCGCAATACAAATACACGGGCATAGACAGCGTTACTGGCGAATGGACATTTGACGAAACACAGCCGATTGCTAATCAACTGCTTTACGCCTGCACAGGCAACGCAGTCGAGTTCGTTGCGATCTACACCGGCACGGTTGCGTTCACGCCGACCTGCTCGTGGATTACGGCAGCAAACCTAGTCACGTATTTGGGTGTCTCGATAACTAACCCGTCAGATGATTACACGTTGATTACGCAGGCTGTGAGCGCTGGCAACCAGTTTTGCAGTCGTCGTCGAGCCGAGGCAGGCTATAACGACAGCCTTAGCACGTCGCCTAGCGGTGATGTCACGCTTGGCACTTTAATGTATGCAGCGGCGTTGTGGCGTTCGCGTGGCTCGCTTGAGAACGTGTTTGCGTCGTTTGACGGCATGGGTACAGCACCCCAGCAATCGTTAACGCCGATCGTTAAACAGTTGTTAGGTATTGACCGACCAGCGGTTGCCTGATGCCCGCACCATACACCGATCTATTTAACGAGACGTTAGACGATCTTGCTACAACGCTGACCGCAATTACGTCGTTGCGTGTCGTGACCGACGCAACAAAACTTGTGCCAAATTGTGTGTTTATTCAAGCGCCAAGTTTTACGACGATCGCTGGCAACGGCAACATCGTACGCATGGACTACCCGATAAAAATTGTTGGCAGCGGCCCAGCAGGGCTACCTGTGTTGCGTGAAATACTACAAATCACCGCAACCGTTTTAGGGTCGGCAATAATCGTCATGTCGGGTCGCCCCGGCACACTCGACATAGGTGGCCAAGAATACCCGTGCTACGACCTATCGGTAGGCGTACAAGCGCAAACTGCGTAATGCACACAAACACACAGCCGTTATGGTAAAACTAATACAGACAACTAAGGAGTAACAATGCCAACTAGCACCTATCTATCAAACCCAGTCGTTTTAATCGGTGCGTCAAGCGCCGCGACGACCGACATCACCGACCAAGTATCGGCAGTCACCGTTAACTACGTTGTTGAAGCACTTGAGGACACCGCGTTTGGCTCGACAGCCCGCACCAACACCGCAGGCCTGCAATCGAACAGCGCGACATTGACTTTGTATGCGTCGTACGCGTCGTCAGAAAGTTACGCGTTGTTGTCGGTGCTTGTCGGCACAAAATGTTATATCAAAGTCACCCCAGCATCGGGCGCAAACACCGCAACAAACCCCGGCTTTGAGTTGACCAACACGTTCTTGAGCGCGTTGCCAGTTGTCAATGCAAACCTCGGCGAATTGTCAACATACGACATCGAACTTGTAGGCGGCTCGTACACAGTTGACGTAACATGATCTAACGTGCCAATACTGGCCGAGAACAGGAACAGGCAATGCGATTAAAACTAAAAGTTGATTTACAAGACGGCACAGCGCCACTCGAATTAACGACAAATATGTTTGTCATTTGCGAATGGGAAAAAACCGAGGGTCGCAAAATTAGCGACGGCAAAGGCATCGGCTACACCGATCTAGTTTGCTGGGCGTACAACTTGTTGAAACTTAGCGGCGAAAAAATGCCTGCAACATATCGTGATTGGGTTAAAGCAAACCCGAACATGACGATTGAGGCGATCGACGAGACAGACCCAAACCATATGGCGTAGGCAGTTACCGACGGCAACTAGCCGAATTGCTAGTCGCTACAGGGTACTGGCCTACGGCAATCGAGTTTGACACGCGCGACCTAATCACGGTGATTACGATATTAAATAAGCAAAAGAGGTAGCGCAATGCCAGCATCAACAACTATTGAGGTCGTCGGGGTTAAACAGACGATCAACTCGTTGCGTAAAATTGACCCGCAGTTGCAAAAAGATTTTAAGGCTGACGCAACCGCGATCGCCCAGCCAGCAATTAACGCAGGCAAAGCCGTTTACAAAGATTTGCCGTTATCGGGTATGCGTTATGCGTGGACACAAAACGCCCGCAAAATATTCCCGTTTGTACCAAGCAAGGCAGCCAACGGGGTCAAGATGCGGTTTGACACTCGACGTAACGCCGTCGGCGTAATACTTATAGAGCAAAAAGATGTCGCGGCAGCCGTGTTTGAAACCGCGGGTCGCGCTAACGCAAACAAGTTGGGCAACGCGCTCGGGTTTGTTGGCGCTGGTCGCACTCGACTGATCGGGCCTGCCGTTTATAAAGCGCGACGCGGTATCGAAGCCGAAATGACAAAGATGATTGCTAAAACTATGCGTACCGTGCAAAGCGAGTTATAGACATGGCATTATCCATACCTATTGTCAGCGAGTTTGACGGCAAAGGCATTGACAAAGCAATTAAAGAATTTAAGCAATTAGAAACCGTCGGCGAGAAAGCACAGTTTGCAATCAAAAAAGCGGCCGTGCCGGCAGCGGCGGCGTTAACGGCGGTTGCGGGTGCGCTCGGGTTGGCGGCTAAAGCAGCAGCTGAAGATGAACAACAGCAAGCGATTTTGGCTAACACCATGCAAAACGTGGTTGGTGCTACTGATGCGACGGTTGCAGCAACAGAGGACATGATCGCGGCAATGTCGAGGGCGACTGGTACGGCCGATAGTGAGTTACGCCCAGCGTTCGCGGCGTTGCTTGTTGGCACTAAAGATATTGGTGATGCAACTAAAGCGTTGACGTTGGCTCAAGATATTGCAATAGGTACAAATACCGATCTAGTCACAGTTAGCGATGCTTTGGCAAAAGCCTATGCCGGGAATATGAAAGGTTTGCAGGCGTTGTCGCCTGAGATGAAAGGTTTGATTAAAGAGGGTGCGTCGCTTGATGTCGTGATGATGGCGCTGGCAGACAATTTTGGTGGCGCGGCCGCAGCGTCAGCAGAAACCGCAGCAGGCAGATTTAAGATACTAAAAAATAGTTTAGATGAAACTAAAGAAAGCATCGGTGCGGCGTTGTTACCTGTGTTACAAAAAGTGTTGCCGTATTTGCAGGCAATGGCTGATTGGGCGCAACGCAACCCTAAAGCGTTTTTATATATTGCAGGCACAATATCCGCAGTTGCCGCCGCAATAGTGACCATGAATATTGCAATGTCGTTAACGCCGTTTGGTGCGATTGCGATTGCGATCGGTGTTGTAACTTCAGCAATGATTTATTTAGAACAAAGAACAAACGCATTGTCGGAAAGTTGGGGTCGATTTGGTGCGGTTTTGCGTATTATTCTTGGCCCGCTATATGACGTGGTTGCGCTTGCAGGCAAACTTGGTTTGATTGACAAAATTAGTATTCCAAGTTTTACGCCAACCGTTATTGGTGGCGGCTCGGTATCTAATTTGCCCCCAGCGTTACGGTATGCACCAACACCAACAATTTCTTTACCGTCAATGCCAACCGTAACCACGCCAATTATTGGCGGCGGTGGTGGCGCTGGTGGCGGTGGCGGTGGCTCGACTGGTGGCGGTGGCGGCGGTGTTGGTGGCGGCGGCGACCTAGTAACAATTCAAGGCGCGTTGACCGAGTTTGGTATGGCTGAACGTATCGCAGCGCGTGGCGCGTCGCCCGTGACAATCAACGTGACGGGCGGTATGTCGACTAGCGCCGAGATCGGGCAAAGCGTGTTGAACAGTTTGCTTGCTTACCAGCGCACTAACGGCCCACTTGATTTGATGATTGCGGACTAATGGCAGGCGTAGCAGTTGTCGCGAGTGGCAACTATGACCTTGAGATTGACACGGGGTTTGTGCAAGACGCGTTTTTGCTTGATGACGCAACCGCAGGTTTACTCAACAACACTCAATACGTGCTTGACGGTACGACACAGTTTGCGAGTGTGCTTGACGGCGTAAACCAAGTAAACGTCAGGCGCGGCCGACGCGATCAAGGCGACCAATTTAGTGCTGGCACAATGACATTTACCATGCTTGATACTGACGGTATTTTTATGCCGTTTGATGAGGACAGCCCGTATTACGACACGGCTGAGGCTAAACCGGGTTTAGCGCCTATGCGTCAAGTGCGGTTATCTCGATACAGCGCAACCAACGTCAAAGAATATTTATTCAAAGGCGTGATCGTTAATTTTAATTACAATTTTGCGTTAGGCGGTTTGGATACGGTGACGGTTTATTGTGCAGACGATTTTTATTTGTTGGCACAAACATATATTGACGGGTTTAACCCAGTTGAGCAGTTGTCTAGCGCTCGATTGACGGCAATTCTTGACCGACCCGAGGTTGATTATCCAGCAGCAACACGCAACATTTCGACAGGCACACAAACGCTTGGCGGTAGTTCGGCGTTCACTATTCCGCAATCAACTAACGTGTTGGGTTATTGCTCACAAATTAACGAAGCTGAGCAAGGCAGATTGTTTATATCGCGTGACGGCGATCTAACATTTCAGCCGCGTGTAGGCACAACGCTTGACCCGTCGGTAGCCGACTTTAGTGAACTGGGCGCTGACATACCGTACAACGGGCTAGGCATTACATTTGAGGCAGACGGTGTAACCAATCGAGCCGTCGTACAAATACTCGGCAACACGACGGCGCAAGTCGCCGACGACACAGGTAGCCAAGCGCTGTATTTTATACAAACTAAAAGCATTACCGACAGTTTGTTGCACAGCGACGCGGCCGCATTAGAACTAGCCACTTATCTGCTTGACCCTGAACCCGAGCCGAGGTTTACGTCGCTCAACACGGCGTTTGCAATGATGAGCAGCGCCGAACGCGACACGGTAACCGTGATCGACATAGGTGACACGATCACTATTGAAAAGTCGTTTGCGCCCGGCACTAACCCAGCGTCACTATCTCAAAACCTATCTATTGAGGGCATAGAGCATTCAATCAACGTAAACAACGGTCATATCGTCACCTACTACACGTCGCCAACTACGGTCGTTTACGAGTTCATACTTGACGACCCGACGTACGGTATCCTGACGGCAGACAACGCCTTAGGTTAAAGTAGGGGTTTATGGCGATACAAGATTTTACAGCAGGTCAAATTTTGACGGCCGCGCAAATGGACAGTTTGCAGGCAAACGATTACAACTGGACAGTTAGCACAAAAACCGCTAGTTATGTTTTGGTTGCGGCCGATAAAGGCACTCGAGTTGTGATGAACGCGGCGGGCGCAACAACGATCACGGTTAACACAAGTTTGTTTAGTGCAGGCGACACTTTGTTTATTCAAAACATCGGTGCGGGTACTTGCACGATCACGGCAGGCACGGCAACAGTAACGACCGCAGGGTCTTTAGCGTTAGGCACATGGGCAGGTGGCACTTTGTATTTCACTAGTGCTAGTGCTGCTATTTTTTTTAGCGGTGGGGGTGCAAGTTATGGCACGGCTACAGGCGGCAGTTCATCAAGCATTACCGTTAGCGGCATAAATTACACTCTTTTAACTTTTACGTCGTCAGGCACTTTGACGGTTACTAAATCGGGTTTGTTTGATGTGATGTTGTTTGGTGGCGGTGCTGGTGGTGGTGGGTCAAATAATTCAAGTGCCGTAGGTAATTTTAGTGGCGTAAACCAGTTAGGAATTGGCGGCGCAGGTGGTGGCGGTGCGGCAGGAGCAGCAATTACTAGCAACGGTACTGCAGGCATTACAGGTGGCGGCGCTGCTGGTAATGCAAGCGTTTCGTATTCTGGTGGTGCTACTACTTGGTCTGGTATCGGTTTTGCTGGTGGTAATAACGCAATAAATGCGCAGAGGCCTGCTGGTGGTGGTGGCGGTAGTGGCGGTGTCGGTGCTAATGCAAGTGGAAGCGTTGCGGGTAATGGTGGTGCGGGTGTTCAGGTAAATACTTTTATTGCTGGTGCGTCAAGTCTTATTGGTGGTGGTGGTGGCGGTGGGTGTTTGGCTGGCGGTACTGCTGGTACTGGTACAAATGGTGGTGCTAACGGGTCGAATGGTGGCACAGGGTCGAATGCTGCGGCGAATAGCGGTGGCGGTGGTGGCGGCGGCGGCGAAGGTGGCGGCGGTGGCGGCGGCGGTGAAGTTACGCAAACAATTTATTTAGACGCAAACGCAACGGTCACGGTCGGCGCTGGCGGTGCAGGCGCAACAGGTGGCACAGCCGGTGGCAATGGTGGTTCAGGCATTGTTTATGTCAGGTTTAAGGTTTAGTTATGGCACATTTTGCAAAAGTTGAAAACGGTGTAGTGCAACAAATAATTGTTGTCAGCAATGATGATTGTGGCGGCGGCGAATTTCCTGAAAGCGAGTTGATCGGTCAAGAATTTATTGCGTCGCTAGGTTTGTCGGGTGAGTGGTTGCAAACTAGTTATCACGCAAATTTTCGTAATTATTATGCCGGAGTTAATTACACGTTTAATTCAAATTTAGGCGAATACGGCGAATTTGTGCCGCCACCAACAATCGAGCCTGACGACGAGCAATAATGCGATGCGATACAGGTTGTTTGCGTTAGTACTTATGTTGACCGCTTGCGAAACAACACGCGACAACACACTTACCGTCAAATCGCGCGTCAAAAACATGACGATCAACAATTGCAACGTACCTGATCGTTGCGGCATGACACCATGAGCCGACACAGATACACACCAAACGAGTTACACGCTCGAATGGTCGTGACTGTCGGCGTGTTACTGGCAGTCGTATTTGCCGTAGTTGTTATTGGTTTTGTGTACGGCCTGTTATTTATATCGCAACCTATGGAACAAGCACCAAACGACAAAGAATTTATATCGTTAATGGCAACGATCGTCACGTTTTTGTCAGGCACGTTGGCTGGCATTGTTGCGTCAAACGGCATAAAAAACAAAGCAAAAAACGATGCCGAATAGACCGTACACAATTACGCAACAGCCAGTTGTTAAAGCGGCGTTGGCTGGCACAACTGAATGGGCGAAACTTTGTTGCCAACACAGCAACGGCAGTTTGTGGAATAACGGCACATTTGTTAACCGCGACATACGCAACCGACCCGGCACGATCAGCAATCACGCTCGAGGGCTGGCAATGGACTTGTCGTACCGTTGGCTAAACCAAAAAAAGTTAGGCAAACAAGACGGCCGCAAAGCGTCACTAGCGTTTATTGTCAAATGTTTAGAAAACGCCGATCACTTGGGCATACAACTTGTGATTGATTACCAGTTGCAACGGTCATGG